TTTATACTTATATTCCATGTAAGGACTGCTCATCAATACAAATATTGCACCTATTTCTTCAAGACCCAACTTGTATAATTCAGTTGGTAATATTATTTCTGTTTTCATTTATTGTGGAATTTCCATACTGCATCCTTACCTCGGCCATACTTAATAAGTTTCATTTCAAGTTCAAGTTCAGATAGTAGTAATTTTGCCGTAGGTTCTTGTATTTCTAAAGATTCCATAACTCTCTGAACAGTAATTAAAGGAGGTTCATCCATTTTTAAAATGGTATCCTTTCTAATTTCTTTTACAGGAGTTTTTTTACCCTTTTCATTTTTTTCGGATTCAGTTTCTTCATATTCACCTAAAAATTCATATCCCAACTGTCCAAATTTGGCACCATGAGTCATGGTAGCACCGAATCTATTTTTATAAACATCAAATATACGAAAATCCTTATCATCGGGATTCTTTAATATTTTCATATTAACATCAACTGCATAAGGAAGAGTAGTGCCACCACGAATTTCACCACTTGTAGTTTCTTGAACTATAAACAATAATGCACATTCATGAACTTTAGCTTGTCTTACAAGATTATCATTAAAATACTTTATACGCTCTCTGGAGTTTAATTCCTTTTCAGTAGTTAAAGTTTGAAACGAATCAATAACCATAAAATCCTTATCAGGCATTATAGCTAATAATTCATCAACATCAGTTATCGTGCCGATTTCCAGATTTTTAACACCAAGTCTCTTACAATTATAGGCAAGCTGACGAATATCTTCCTCACCAGAAGAATAAGCAACATCATAACCCACATTAGTTAAAAGTTCGCTTATGGTAAGAGCAAATACGCTTTTACCAACACCGGGAAGTGCCTTCAACGTAATAGTTGATCCGGGTAATATACCCATACCAAATATCGCATCAATGTAATCATTTCCTGTCAACAACCTATTAAAAAAAATATCCGGTATTACTATATCGGATATTTTCGTAAATGGGGTTTGTTCTAAATCTAAGTTCATACAAACAGTGTATTTCGGTTTTAATTACTTCATTTCTCCGAAAGTTTTACCGTATCTCTCAAGATATTCTTCAAAGGTTATTTGATCGTCTTCATTAAAGATAAAATCAAAAAGCCATGTTTCTCCCTCCTCAGTCAGTCCCAATTCCTTATTTAGATTCTCAAGGTAATGCTCCTGAATATTTGAAAGTTCTTTAATGAATTGTTTCACACGGTAAATTTCGTCTTCTGGATGTTTCATGACACGATTATAGTTCGGTTTTAATTAATGACTTTATTCGATCCAATTCCTTATAAAAATAATAAGCATCCACACATGCCCCATCACAAGGAGTAGCCATAGGAGAACATGGACCTTCATGGCTAGGTTTAATTGGTTCACAATGATCCAATACATTCAAACACCACACTAGAGCTTTTTTCAACTCTAAATTATCATTAATTATATTTCCTTCAAATTCGGAAGGATTTTTACTAAAAGTATTATCCGACATTTTGTATATGCCAATAAGAAATTTCCGTATCGAAGTCTTTTTTGGTTTTTATATCGCCCTCTTTGACGAATATAAAAGATTCTGGTCTTTCGCTATCAAATCCCCAAACCTCTATAATATTTTCATCAGTTAATTGAAAACTGTATGAACCAATGGTTCCCTCATATATCACTTTCATTTATTCTTTTTATGTTTATTGTTTATAATCTAGATATACTTTCTAGATTGTTTGTCTAATTTTTCCCTAATCTAATCTGGATGTTTAAAATAATTTCCCATTAATATATCTAGCATCGGTTGATAACATTTTTAACTAAGGATTTAAATCGGTATGTTAATTTCGTATTGGGTAATTGTTTCCAATTTTCTATTAATACTGCAAAAAATTCATCATGGTTAGTTAACCCATACTCAGGAAATCCCAACTTTTTGGCGATGATACCTTTCTGTCTTATTGATAGTTCTTTACCTCTCCTTAAAGGATTAACAGGTTTCTTATTCCCATTTGTTTTTTTATTGGTAACTTCTTTGGGAATTTCCTTATTGTAATACAATTCGATGAATTTTTCAAATGAATTTATCAACATTTGTTTAGTTTGTTTTGGAATCAATCCTGCGACCCAATGAGCGTATTCATGAACCCATATGGCATCATTATCAACATAATTTTCATCTATAAATATTAAACGATCCCCGGCCATACCAGCAGATGGATTTTTGGGATCATATGCTGTTTTTGTATATGGGTGTTTCTTTAAAGAGGTTATTAAGATTTTTGGCTTTCTATTTGGTAATATGTCTCTTGTATAGACTAACATAACCAGAACACTATGTCTAACTATTCTATAATTATAAGAACCGGGAGTATAATCAGTATTCTCTACATTTTCTTCATCTAAGAAGACTTGCACCCCCTGATATTCATAAATTTTCTTGAAGGGTTTTGTTCTGATTCTTATTGCATCCTTATATTCTTTTTTAATTTCAGAATCTAAATATTGATTTGCAAGTTCTTCAGATGATTTTAAAAGATTATGATATTTTTTTCGAATAGTCCTATCATTAACATTATCCATTTTTTCCACTGGATACTCTCTATAATATCTTCTATATTTTTCGATATTTTCAGGCGAAAAATAATCAAACACTCCAGACGAAATCAACTCATCCTTTCTTAAAGGATTTCTTTGTTTTCTTTCAACAAAAAGTTTAAACGGTTTCATTCTATTATTTATAACCGGATTCATTGAAATGATTATCACATAAAGTTCTAATCCATCCCGATTTACCTCTTCGGCCAATACTACCAATATTGCCACAAATCTCACAGCGATTTCTTGATTGAATAATCAGTGTGTTTCCTAGTTTTATATATTGTTCCCAATATAATAATCTATCTTCCCCATAAAAATCTCCCTGATCCGCAATTTCACCAAACTTTTCCTTAAAAATAAAGGTTTTGTAGTGTAAGTCATGTCCATTATTTTTTGCAAGTGTTACCAATTCTCTCACGCTAGTAAAATACTCTCGTATTGTAGGTATCCAACCCGCACCACATTCAAACCCATATCTCAAATTTATAAGATCTTCTTTAGCTGGGACATAATCTGAATCCTTATATGATTCATACCACCCTACTACACTTGGAGATAACTCTAAAATAAATTCAGGAAACTCATTTATAAGATCCCACCATTCATCAGTTATATTAGATTTTGAAAATTCCATAATTATACTTTAATTGAACAACCCAAGGTTGTAATGGAAGCAGATCCATTTTGGATCATAACAGGCTCCACCCCAAAGGAACCATCACCGGAAACAGAAATAATACCAAATCCATTTTGCCAATTCGGAGCAGATGCATAAATTGGATTCAGATCGCAAGTGCAACCCATTTCCCATGCATAAATTTGACATTCTTCCCTACTACCAATTCCGGGAATTCTTTGAGCAGTCATACCTAATCTATGAGTATGTCCCATAATGAGGGATTGATAATATTTGTCAATCATACCTCTAGCAGAGTAACCACCACCTTTACGCACAACATCCCCATGAGTAATAATCAAGTCTGGACAAACTTCAACATAATCACAATGATCTACGTATTCTTGAAGATCACCTAAAAATATATTTTGATAACTTAATTTTTCAACAATATCTGGAAGACTTCCAAGTTCTCCCAATCTCTCACTTAAATATCTAAACCATCTACCATCGGTTCCATTACCAGAATGATTGGCATGTGTCTCTACAATGGAAGCACCATTGGAAACTTCAATTAAATCCCTCAGAAACTTCTGGTAAGCTGTTCGCTCGTCTAATAGAGTGTAGTTATGCCTAAGATCTTTAGGATACCTAGAAACGGCAAGCAAATCGACAGTATCACCATTCAGGACTATCTGTTTGGGCTGTAGTTGTGAAACAGTCTCTAACACAATATCTAATGACTTCTGACAATGTTTGGGAAAATGCATATCCCCCAAAACCACCACATAATCACTAAAATCCTTTTCAATAAAGGATGTGTTTAAATTAACATTGATGGGTGTTAGATTTTCTAAGAATTCAAAAACTTCATCTTCCGTTTTTTGAAAACGCTTAGGTTTCTCCCTTTGAATATTTTCATTTACATAAGGCGTTCCCGCTCCCACTTCGAAATTTAATTCAGGGGTTCCTGTTGTAGAAAAGTTATCATTATATGAATTTACCCAACCTTGGGCAGTTGATTTAGCTATGCCAAACTCTTCCGTTATTTGTGCGTATGTATACCCATTATTTCGGGCATTAATTACCTGTGTTTTTATCGTCATAATTTTGTTATTGAATCTGTCAAGTCTTTAAGAAAGGTCAAAGTCTCCTGTTGACTTGGTTTATGATGTATGTCCACCCATTCATCATGAGCGTCTTCATATGTATCATGATTGCTATGAATTGTCAACTTTTTCGTTTGGGTGTTTTTCATTAAGATATCGTAAGATCCATCTTTTCGACTCTTAATTATATACTTAACGTGGCTTTTCACTTCTATTATTTAATGAAATTGTCACTATTTTCATTGTATTCTCTTAGTTCGTAATCGTAATCGTCAACATACCCGGTTTCCCAATCCCTTGACATGTTGATCATGTACACATGATACAACCCATCCTTGTAGTTGTCAAGTTTCAATTGTTTACAAAATCTATCTATCCCACATTCATTCATATCCATTAAAAAATAATCTATGGATTCTGGACTAGATTTTCTTCTAAGACATCTGAATTCCTTTTTTGTATAGAATCCTTTAGCATCAGACCAATAAGAAGTTGAAAGTTTTATTACAATATTAAAAAATGCTTTATTTGATTGGGTAAAGGTGATCATATTCTCGGGAGTTTCTGAAATTTCCATATACGGGTATTGTATTTCGGTTTTAATTAAATTGATTTTCAAGGGGTTAAGCCTAAATAACCATATGGATTACGAAGACGAAATCGACCGTGATGTTGACTCTATCATATCTCAGATCAAAAATCAAGGAAGATCCTTGAAAAATGTTGAGAAGGAACGACCAGAATTAAAAAAGGAGGATTTGGAAAAATTCATCATTGATAATGCTGCTACGGTTGTTGCGGATTCTATTGAAATGGTTCAAAGTCTTAAACTTGATGTAATGTCTGGTGGAGATTCCAAGATGGTTGAAGCTACTGCGGAATTGGTTAAGGCTGTGACAGGTGCTATTGACGCCTTATCCAAACTTAAACTAGCGGAGGATAAAATCAAGGGGCAAAAAGAAGTGAAACAAATGGAAATTGATTCCAAAAATATCGAAGGACCAACGGGTGGTCAATCGGGCTTGTTTATTAGCAGAGAAGATCTTATTAAGAATCTTCTTAATAAAAAAGAAGAAATTGATACCAATATAGTTGACGTTTGATTACGCCCCCAACTGTCCCTCATTTGTATTAAGAATAAATTCTTCATCCTTTTCAGGATTTGATATTTTCAATACAGCCTTACGCTTTTCTTCAGAATCAAACACATCACCTAATAGGTCTAATATTATTATTTCTTTTTTATCACCTTCTATGAATTCTTTTTCTATTTTATTATTAATAGCAGTTGATTCATTTTTCTCCGGGTCAAATGGATTGTATTGTTTTTTATCTTTATAGATTTGAAAGTCTTCTTCCCCTAAACGCTCTTTGACTTTATCAAAAATAGCAGGGGATACATTTTCAACCGCATTATAAAACAATTTATCTTTTACCATATAAGTCCCATTGGATCTTTTCACCCATTTACCTTGGGATTCTTCTTCGTATCTTAGTTGTGGATTCTTATCTATAATAGGTAAGGTGTTGTCTATCACTGTAGAACTGTTGACCCCACTTCTAAATAAATCTTCGGTTATCTTAATAGATGATTCCAAATTTAATTGTATGAATTGTGGAATTTTATTATATACATCAACAGAACATCCTAACGGATATCCCATGTCTGGGTATAATGTGATATTTTGGGGTGCTTTGGTGACATTACCCAACGCACCTAAAGTATCTGGGGTTTGAACAAGTATATATTTTTTATCTTCGGCGTATTCTTTAGTATAATTGGATAATGGCCCATTTAATAATAAATGGGTATAATACATTATACTATAGGTATCCAACTCAGATCCCTCTTCATCTAATTTATCTATGAATTTTTTCAATTGAGTTAATCCCAATTCATAAATCTTTTTGAACTCCACCATGAATTCGATTTCCTTTTCGGAGAAAGAATCCCCGAAATTCTTAATCGTTTCTATATCGTTTTTTGTAAAACAAATAGATCTTAAAATTTCAATTCGATTGTTCATGTATTAATTAGATACAAACAGTTGTTTTTCCTCTTGTCGTCTCTTTACCAATCCTCCCAAAGTTTTACCACTGGCTTTATTATATTCTATTATTTTACTAGCTATTTCTTTGTTCGATCTTTTTCCGTTATTCGTTAGTTCATTTAAACTACCAACATTGAACCTAAAACTGGTCAGCCCATTGATTTGCTTAGAGGTCCAATTATATCCCCATTTTTTACCATCACTAATAACAACATTTTTATGATGCTCAATAACTTTATTCAATCTATTAGATGCTTCCTGTTCAGTTATCTTTTTGTCTCCCGGTAATGCCCTAGTACCATAACCAATTGAATATTGCTTATGGTCCCAATATGGAACAGGTGAAAATGTTTCATGCTTTTTAATGAAATCAACCAATACATTCTGATGTATTGGTTGATTGGGGTATGGGCGACTTGGAAGAGTAACCCTTACAACCTTTCGATATTGATTGAGTAATTTATCCACAGTATTATCAAATTTTGGAGTTACTGTTTTTTTATCCAGAATCTTTAACGCTTCAACCTTCTGTTCAATTGGTTCGGGACGTTTCTGTAATTGGTCATGCACATAATTGAGTTCATACGCAGTGGCCCCCAATGCGGTCAATGCCATTACAATTTCCTTCACTCCTTCATCAAATAAAAATTTATCTTTCATACTTATTCTACGTCTTCTTTAACATTGGATTTTGGACCTATATACGTTTTGGTCGCAAACACTTGGGTTGTGTATAAATCCGCAAAAAACACATGACGAAGTTCTGTTATAAACCATCTACCCAATGTTTTTTCGTCAGATTTTAATTCGTCAGATTTTAATTCGTCTTTTGTGATCTTAAGCTTTTTAGCGGATACAATATCTATAAATTTACCAGAACATCTTGACGCTGTTCCTATGTTGGAAAATGATAATTGTAAATTATAAAATGTTAGAGCATTGTGCATTTCCGCTTCCACAATTTTAACTCCATTTTCCACTAGATATGGAAACTTGTATCGTTTAAAGATTTTTTCCTTTGGTTTATTTTGAATAGCGAAAGGTTTTGGTTTTCCTCCCTTGGCCTTAAAATTATCCACAAACACTTTCTGCCATTTCTTTTTGATATCCTCAAAATCAATCTTCATTATTTTTTGTTGTCCCATAATAGGATCATACCCAATAACCAATGAATTGATAAAATAATCGGTTGACCAACTATAAAATGGAGTAGAATATCCCAAGTTTCTCAGTTGCCCTATATATTCTCCAACGACCGGACCACTTTGAGGATTGTTTGAATTATCAAACCCAATATCAGTAACTAAATCACCAAGTATAAATGCTTCCAATTCATTATCTTTATGATTCTTGAAAATCTTGGATATTAACTGGAACGTATATTTCTTTGATTTTTGATCAAAATTTATGAATCCCTTTACATATATATCATCATCTTTGGCGTAAAATATTCTAAGAAAATATCTAAGTAGATCCATGTATCTAAAAGTTGCTGGAGGATAGTATGTTAATTCAAAATCTCCAGATTCCCATTTCTCAGTATCTATTTTATCCTCCCCTAAAACTTCCTTGAATATATCTTTCAATATATCTCCGATTTTACCCTCATATACTTTTCCATATGGTATTTGTTCGGAAAACGCAATAGCTGTTTTTGATATCAAACTTAAAGTTTTATAATTTTCCGCCCTTGATAAAGGATTAACTGTGTCCGAATCATCAACTACTACAAAAGTATGTTCAAATTCTTCATTTTTGAATCCTTTTGATTCGACGGGTTTAAATTTTATTAAAAATTCATCTCTACCATCACCCCTTAAAAAATATTTATTCTCTACGAAATCGTAAGGATTTGCTATGGATATGGTTCCCGACATGAAAGGTTCAAACACATTATCAATTAATGTCATTCCACGAATAGCTGATTTTGTAAATGAGACTTCTTGATTATCCGGGTTGGATAACTTGAATTCGCATTCATAATCGATGTCATTAATTTTAAATGTTTCGGCCATTAGTAATGTCTTCCTCCGAATATGGTTGAATTTGATATATCATCATATATCAAAGTTCTAACAGGATCTATGATGAATTTTATTTGAACACCGCCATCCACATAAAATGGAGCACCTGTAAATTTGTCCTTATTAAGAAGATATAATATCCACCAACTTTTCATATCTTCGTAAATATTATATGAAAGTATCGATAATGCCAACTTCTTGCTTGGGGTATAGAAATCCAAATACTGTGAATCAATCTCCGGGAATTCTATTTTCTTTAAAATGTTATAGGTATAAAAATCCTTATTATCCACCGATTGTTTAAACACCTTGAAAATACGTTCATAATCTCCGATACCTAAAGCGTCGAGTGATATTATTTCGTTTTGATATTTACCTGTATCGATCATGATTAAATTTCTTTCATAAATCCAGCGTGTTCCAATGTTAGGGATTGGAATGACATGTTTATTTGATATGCTTCTGGAACAACCACTTCATTGATTGTTCTTCTCGTTCCCAATAAATTAACGGAAAAATTACTACAGTATGCCCAACGTATGAATCTATGACCGGGAACTTTAACTTGATATATTCTAGGAGGATCTACCGCAATACTATTTTTTCTCAATGGTCTGTTAATTTCCGTTAACTTATGTATTAATTTTTTATTTTTCTCTAAGCTATCTTGATTGATAGTATTTGATAATACGAATGATACATCAAGGGGGCCATCATTTTTATCAAATTGATAAAACATTGGGGATTCCACATATGTTCCGGGGGAACCACCAAGAGAACTTTTTGCAGCATTTAATAATGAATTTCCCGCACCTTTAATATCTCCTTGGATTCCCTTAGACGCTGCTTCCCCAACAGAATTTAATACACCTTTCCAATCTCCCATATTATAGGCTTGTCCAATACCCCCGGCTAATGTTTTAGCACCTTCATATAATTCTCCACCTATACCACCAGAACCACCTATACCACTTTGAAATGTATCACCAAAAGTGTTTCCAAATGATCTTACATTATCATTAAAAAATGGGAAGTTGAAATCATCCTCTGCTGTGGTCGCTTCACTATACATTTTATCGTAAAATGATTTTGCGTCTCCACTACCACCTTCTGTGGCTATAGCCACAAATCCTTGTATGGCTTGCATAATCTGATTGGATTTTAGTTTATATGATTTAACCCAAACTCTGGGTGCTTTTTTACGCATACCAGAACCTCTAGGTAAACTAGTCCAATCGTAATCCTTGACTACATCATATTTTACACCCATATTAATTATTTAACCAAGGGAATATGCACTAGACATATATCCCTCTCTATTGTTTGGAATTGTCATCATTTGTTTGGATGATTGGGGAGAAGATTGGGATACATTATTGATTATTGGAGCGGAACCACCAGAAGGACTTCCATTCCTTGCCATAATGGAAGTATTTTGAG